ACTAGTTAACATCTGCTTTAGATTGCGATCAAACGACTGCTGATAGCCTTCTAATCCTGCGCCTAATGCACCACCTAAAGCCTGTCCTGTGCTGATAGGCTGTCTTGTTTGTCCAGACGAACCTAGTAAAGCAATAGCAGCGTTTAGCAAGGCTGCTTGGTTAGCACCTGACTGCATCCTTTGTGTTTCAGCAGGACTAATAAACTGAGAGTAGTCTGGTTGTTGTCCGAATAAAGCTGATAGATCGATTGCCATAATTTATCCTAATAAAGAATTTCTTGAGACCATTCTTGGGGTAAGCAAACTTAATAATCCTGAATAATCTACACCACCATATTGATTAGGTTGTGAGCCACCAATCATCATCTGTTGTCGTGGCATTGGTTGTTGTTGTTGACCACCTAACAAACTACTTGCAGATCGTAATCCTCGTAACGCTTGCATAGGAGATATGCTTGAAGGCAATGCTTTTGCTGCTGCTGCAATTTCTGCATCTATGGCAGCCATTTCCGATGGAAGTGTATTAGCTGGTACGGCATTGCCACCAGGAGTCAATGTTACTTCTCTTGATTCATCTCTTATTGGTGCGCCATCTCGAATTCCTGCTGCTTCTAATTCTTCAGGTGTTAAAGGTCTGTCTTGAATAAAATCACCACCAGAGTAGAAATCTCCGCTATCACCCATGTTGAAATCTTCACCTGTGTAATAACCACCTTCACCCATGTTGAAATCTTCACCTGTGTAATAACCACCGCCACCAAATTGACTACCAAATTCAGCACCAATCTGTTGTCCAACATAAGCCTTACCGGCAGATAAGAGACCTTCTTCTAAAGTTCCACCTTCTTCTATTGTGTCTACACCTTCAACAATAGGCAATGCCCAAGCGTTTCCTGTATAAATTAAAGCAGCTTTAGTAGCAGCCTTTAAAGGATCATCTGCAATTTCTTGTAATTGGTTTCCTACATAATCTCCAGCAGAACTAACAGTATTTTCTACAAAATCTCCAGCAGAACCTAAAGTATTTTCTACAAAATCTCCTACGAATCCACCGCCACCGCCTTGTGGCTTAATCTTGCCATTACCAATATGCTCAAAAGCACCTTGTGGCAGATCAGGAATGTCCATTAATGCACAGGCTCGATTATTAAATCTCATAATTTATGCTCTATCAATATTTGTTTATTTATAAATCCAAGCCTGTGAGTTAGTCTTGCTAAAGACTGCCTAACATAACCTTGAACCTTTGTTGCTCCAAAAGCCTTAAAAAGTAAACACAACTGTTTATATGCTTCTTTATTTGTAACAAACTTACCACCATATGCACAAATAAAAGCTACTTTTTGTTTAGGATATTGAACAAAAGATATAACGATGACACCTTGTATTTTATCTTGTTCTACACCTACAAACAAATCTAGTAATCCACTTTCTAAGGATTTTTTAAGATCCGCAGAATCGTACTCATCACATCCACTTTGTTCTATTGCTTGATCAATATAACCCTCTATTACAGACCATTCATCTTGTATTTGTTGAGGGCTATATCGTCTTACTAGCAATTAGAAGAATCCACCACCTAGTAGACCGCCACCTAAAGCACCTAATGCTGGTGCGCCATAACCGCCTAAGAATCCACCAAATGTTTGTGGAAACGCTTGACCAAGTGCATAGCCACCTAAACCGCCTGCTAACGCACCACCTAGCGCACCTGCCGTTCTGTTTTGGTATGTTGGCTGTGCAGCAGGAGATCCAAACTGACCAAGTGGTGAGCCGTAGACAGACGATAAATAGCCTGACAACTGCTCGTAAGGTAAACGCTGTTGGTAAGCAAATCGACTCATCTGCTCTTGTAGAGGTTGTGCAGCGATTGCCTCTCTCTGTGCGCCAATTTGTCCTAATGTCTGAGAAGGCAAGAACTGTTGACCATACATTTGTGGTGCTGCTTGAGCTAATGCAGCTTGTTGCAACTGAGCTTGCTGTTGTAGTTCTCTTTCCCGTTGATACTGTGATCCAGCGATATTGGCTGTAATATCCCCTAAAGACCTTCCATAAGCCTCTGTAGCTGTTCCTAATGCTCTTTCCATAGAACCACTACCTAAACGACCAGACTTGCTGTAAAGGCTCGAAATGCCAGGTAATACTGCTTGGCTAAATTGTTGGGTTAGTGGGCGAGTGGCAGCATCCATCATTGCTTGTTGGTAGGGGTTTGCGTTTAAGAAACCACCGGCAGCCGTCTGTCCTACTTGACCTAAAGACGATTGGTAAGCCTGTTGAGCCTGTCCTAAAATTGGGCTTGCTTGTCTAGCAATATCTTCTTGGGCTTGTATTGATTGTAGTGTTTGTTCCGATGGGCTTACATAAGTTTGACCAGGGAACATGGAAGGTTGTTGGCGCAAAAATAACTCTTGTGCTTGGCGTAAACCCTCTGTAAGGAATGGGCGAATAGTAGCGTCTATCTGTGATGCGCCTGCTGCTGGTGCGCCTGGCTCAATTGGTGTGCTAGGTAAAAAGCTAGGTGGAGGTGTTGTATATCCAGCAGCCGGTGTTCCATAATTCTGGTTATAAAACTGATCAAATGCATCGGCATCAGCTGCATAACCAAATTGTTGACCGAATTGGTCGTTGCCTGTTACTGTTAAACTTGGACCACTAATTTGACCAGCGCGCTGTTGATCAAATGCATTTCTAGCTTCTTGATAGTTAGGAGGCAATTGTCCGCTTGCGCTAAATGATTGTGTTAAAAATGGGTTCAACATTGTTGAGTCTCCAATTGCCATAATATGTTCCTTTATCCTACGATGATATATTTATAAGTCATACCTGATACAGAATTAGCAGGATGACTAATGGTTGCACTTCCTGCTGTTACTGCTGATATATAAGGCATTGTAAAAAGATTACTGGTATAGCCATTTGATGAGAGATAACTCATGGTGGCTATGATGCTAGGTGTTGCCGGTCTAGTAGGTGAAGTATCTGTAGCAAAATGTTCAATTGTTACACCAATGTCCGATGGTCTCCAAACTAACTCTACATAATCGTTTTTCTCTAAAGCAATAAAGAAGTTTAATGATCCGATCATATGACTAGGAACGCTTGCACTTTTTCTTTGTGAGATACCAAATTTACTATTTGATGCTGCTACATTAGTACCATTTTTGCTAAACCATACATCTATAAACTCAGGATCATTAACTGTGCTTTTAAACTGCACACTAAACTGAATGTTGTAGAGTCCAGAGTAACCTGCTGTTAGTTTCGTATTCGTTACAAGACTTGCACCTAATGCGTAGTCTGTAGTGCTGAACGACATAACATTGGCTGCTGTTGTTGTTGTTGCAGCTTGGTCTGTATCGTCTTGTACGGCTAAATAAGGGTAAAACGATGCTGCTGATACATCATCGCTTGGCACTAAGATAATGACTGAATCTGCACCAATCCGAGCATCTGTTAAGGTCGTAGTGCTTGCACCAGCCGTTGCTAAAGTAACAGAGCCTGTGTTGTTTGTCTTGCCGTTCATAATGCCATTGACTACTTCGGCTACACCACGCTGATCTGATCCAAAAGGAGGTAAAACTCTATACATTATCTAGTTCCTAATGGGCTTAAATCAATGTCCATTCCGACTGTGTTTGTCCAAGTGCCTGTAGGTGTTAATTGTAGACGATGATACCTTCCTACACCACGCAACGATACTCTATTTTCGCTATCTGCTGCAGTCTGAGAGCCAAATGCTACGGACTCCGTAAGAAGTCTACGAGATACTAAAGCGACTGATCCAGATCCATTATCTACAATTGGCTTTGCTATCGTAATAGCCGATGTTGTGCCAGGCATTTCTATATCGCCTGTCTCAATAATAGCTGTAGCATTTGAGCCTGAGAATGTAATAATCTTGGCATCTCGAACACCAGCAAACTGCATTTTGCCACCAAGCCAAATACGGCTATCAAACGATGTGGTGATTGTGTCTACATTACCAAAAATGTCTAATCCTTCTAATGTAAAGGATGGTGTAGAACTTGTTGCTACACGATCAACATTGGTAGTGCCACTTGTCCATCTGCCTGTCTGATAATTGTAGATAAGCAATTTATCAGGTGTTGCAGAGTCGTTTGATGCATATGCCCAAACTACTAGTTTTCTTTCAGGATCAACAGCAGCAGACATTTTGTCTAATATGCCTTGGTCTGCATCGTCAAAAAAGAATCTATTTACTTTCTCGTTTCCAATAGGCAATACTTGTTGTCCATCACAGGCATAGAAACCATCATCTGATAAGAAGAAACTTGTTCCTCCATACTGCACAATACTGTTTGCCTCAAAGCATCCTAAGTTACGACTGATATTGTCGAACTGAAATATAAGTGGGCTACCAATGTAGCTCATACGATGGATGGATCTATCTAAAAAGACTAAACCAAACTCACCACCTGTAATACCGACTACAGAGCCACCATCGGGAATATCTTGGAAGTCTGCCTGTGTTGTTGCTGAGGTAGTCCAACTAGACTCATCGCCTAACGCTGACCATTGCACTCTGCTTGGGTAAATGGTCGATCCATTGACATAA